GGATTTAATTTACTCATACCAATAAAAAAGGGACTCCGAAGAGTCCCTCAGTTTTATCTGATTAAGTTATCAGAAGGTGTACTTAACACCAACTTTGGTGCCGTAACCGTTGTCAGCACCATTAGCACCAGTTGCCAGGCTGAACTCGCCATAGACACCCAGGTTCTCGGTAGCAGCAACAGAACCGCCAACCTTACCAGAGAAAACGGTGTCAGAAGCAGCACCGTCAGGGCTAACCAGGGAAGGACCGCCTTGGACATAGTAACCCAGAGCACCAGTTGAACCTTCGTAACCTACGTGGAAGTCGGTGGTGGTGCCAGCGTAGTCGCTACCAGTGAAACCAGAGTTGGCTTCAACGTTCACATAAGGACCTGCCATTGCAGCGCCAGCGAAAAGGGGAGCAGCAGCCAGAGCTGCGAATGCGGATTTAATCATTTTAGATACCTCGTAATTTTTACTTGTGGAATGGTTACCCACAGATGAAGGGGGAGTTCGACTTTCCCCGCTTAAACATTTTAAGACAGAACCGTTGCGAGTAGTTGAGGCATTGGTTAGTCAAATTGGCACATGTGCCAATTGTTATTTATCTTAAAACAACTTTAAGAATTTGTCAAGAGGTTGGGTTTTCCGTCCTCTTGGTGGCAGTGTTCTCTGTGATTCTGCCTAGGTAAGGATCATAGTTCATGTAGTCCTTAATGTCAATACTTGAACCGTTCTGTTCCCAGAAAGAAGATTGAGCTTGATAATTTCCTTTGTGGAATGCATCAACATGCTCTGGGTGAATACTAGAACCCAATTCAGTTCTATAAAGAAGCAAAGGAATGGAGAAAGTATTTCCTGAATTGTAAATCAAGTCATCAGCAACTGGACGTGGTTTACAACCATTATCAAGTTTATACTTATCTCCACGACAATGAAGCCTTACAAGTTTCTCAGCATGATATCTGTTGATTACATAACATGCTGTAGAGAAGTCATTAACAAACCTCTTGTGAAGTTTGACATGAATATCTCCTGTGCAAATAATAGCAATCTGAACTACATCATAATCATATGGAAAGTGTGCATAGAAATCAGTCCAGGTAAAGTTCCAGAAACGAACTAAATCTAAACTGCAATCATCCTCCATGATAATCGCATAAGGACTATCAGAGGTTTCCAGATAGTGTTTAATTGCTTTCAGGTGAGACGTTGTACATCCAATCTCCCCAGAGGTCATCATCTCTGGATATCGTCCAGAGATAATATCACTCAAGTCATCATCTCTACCATCATAGGCAGAGATACGCTCATAGTTTTCTACTTCCCAATACTTAAATTGGTTCTCCATATACTCACGTCTCTCTGGTTGTCCATCGAGATTGAGATAATAGATTGGCCCAATATTCTTGAGTTTGAATGTGGACTTATTTTTGTCTAATAAAACATTCATAGTTCAATCCAAAAAACTTCCTCACACGGTACACCAAAAATAATTCTTTCATCGCATTGAGACGCGATAGAATCTTCAATAACATAAACCTTATATCCTTTTTCTAAAAGATCTAAACACAAGCGATATTGTTGACTTTCTGTAAGAATATCTGTTCCTTCTTTATAGGTGATGTAATGAAAACAAAAAGGAAGATTTTTTTCATTCTTTTTAATGAAATAATCTACTAAAAACTTTGCATGTTCATCATTAAAATCATCGGTAGTTTGGCCAAGATTGTATGTCAATCCAAGTTTTTTTGCATAGGCAGCGAATGCACGATTATCTCTAGGAAGGCATGGTCCACCAAATCCATATCCATAATTTAAATATTTTTTACCAACCCTAGAGTCATCTCCAATAGCACCAAGAACGCTTTCAATCTCATGTTCAAATCCAGAAAGAGTCATAACCTCCCCAACCATATTGGCATAACTAATTTTAGTAGTCAAATAGCAATTAACTGCAAGTTTAACTAGTTCAGCAGCCGTTGTTGACATTAAACTAATCTTAGGTTCGCTTACTTGAATTTGATGATACATCTTATAAAGATTATCATATGTCTTTGATTTATGTCCACCAATCAGAACCATGTCGGCATGTTGTAAATCTCTAATGATAGATCCTTGAGCAATAAACTCTGGATTATAGAAAACATCCCACCCAGAGTTAGTATCATCAAGATAATCCTGAAACTTTTCACAGTCTCCAGGATTAGTAGTGCAACCAACGACAAATGTTTTATTATATACTTCAGAAGAAACAATATCATCAATCACTTTCCAAATAGCAGAAACATCATAGTCTCCTGTTGGAAGTGAAGGAGTTGCAACTAATGTGTAAACTACATCACACTCTTCGATGACTTTTTTATTATCAGTTGTTGCTCTCAGGTTTGTCGATTGCTTGAGAAGTTCAGCAACCCCAGGTTCATTAGTATCAATTTCTTTATTCTGAAGAGATTTAATATAGTCTTCTCTGATGTCAGAAACTAATACATCATAACCTGCCTTTTCGCAAAGAAGTGCAAGGCAAATGCCAAGTCGTCCTGCTCCGATAATTCCAATTTTCATAGTTTGAATGTAGGGATAGGTTCCATTTTGTGCTTGTTCTGAGCATTGAATTTATTGAGAACTTCAACTGCAGAGCCAGTTCCCAACTCCATTGCTTCTTCAAGTTCAGCGTATGATGCGCCAATCTGATCTTCATCAGTTCGACTATCTTCCCAGAGTCCATCTGTAGGAGGAGCGTCAATGATACGTTGATCTACACCAAGATGTTTTCCAAGTTCCCATACTTCTGTCTTATAAAGATCTGCAATTGGTGCAATATCAACACCACCATCACCATATTTAGTGTAAAATCCTACACCATAATCTTCAACTTTATTACCAGTGCCAACAACAATACCACTAACATTCGCAGCAATCTGATATAGAGTTACCATGCGAAGACGTGATTTAGTATTGGCATTTGCCAAATCGTTTGAGGTAAACTCACCATCACCAATCCAGAAATCTAGGCTGCTAATAAACCTCTCATACACAGGAGACAAATCTACTCTAACTTTAGTTACATTTTCATACTTCTTTTCAAGCGCACTAGTGTATGAATCAGACAAGTCGTCATTCTTTGCACTAGAGTTCAAAGGCATAGACAGAACATAAGTCGGTAGTCCAGTTTCTGCACAAAGAGTAGAAACTACACCAGAATCAATACCACCAGATACACCAACAACAAGTGCTTCAATGCCATTAGTGTTTGCGTATTCTTTAATCCAAGAAGTAATTCTGTTTTTTAATTCTTCGTAATTTTCGATTCTGTTCATAAGACTAACCAATCAGGACAATAAAGATCTTTAGTATCTTTGTCTGCGTATGCAGGGCCAAACCACATCTTAGGAGCAATAACCTTTTTGTTTGGGTTTGAAATTAACCAAGCACCCCACCAACTCAGACTACTATTAGCAATAATAGCATGAGAGCATAAAGACATCAAGCACAAGTCGGCGTATGGTGTATAAGAACCATCTTCATACTTTTCTTGTGGTTCTGAAATTAAGAATCTATCACCAGAGAAGAACTCTTGTTCTTTAACCCACTCAGGAGAATCGGAGAATACAACAACTGGTTGATTATCATCAAACTCAGCAAGTGCTCTTTCATAATACTCAAGAGGTTGAACAGGGTGCATTGAACCACACTGAGTATAACTCCACTTGAATCCACGCGGATCTACAAGATTAGGATCTCCACGACGAACATGAAGCATAATAGGTTCTTGCCCCTCAAGACTATTCATCATCTCTTTACATGGGCCAAGATGCTCATCATGGAAAGTGTAATCTTTACGAATCTCATCAGAAATATGCTTAAAGTATTTTTCTGATTGGAAGAATCCATGAAGACTTACATTGTCAGGACACTTTTCTACAAGTTCATCATCAAAGTGAAAGAATCTCTCTTGAACATATTGATAATGTTCCATGACATTTAGATTCTCATCCTTCACAGATTCTAGCTTGAAGCAACTATGAAGACTGTAGTTCTCAATACCTTTACGATTAAATGGAGGGATACACCATTCATAACCATGCTTGGCAGCAATGCCCCTTAGAGCGGCATATTCAAACATCTGATTGCCAAGTCTACCAAGACTTCCAATTTGATTAAACGCTAACATAAAAACTATTATTCAATAAAGTTTAAATCATAATATCGATTAAAATTAATTAACCCAGATCCATTGATGCCATGAGATATTTCTGTGATATCAAAAACTTCATGCCTATCTTTATCGATGTTATCCCAAGCTACTCCAATAAGACGAATATCGTCCATGTACACCAATCCACCTTCCCAAATATTTTCCAAGTATTCTAACATATTTTTTTCACTATGTCCATCATGAGCTGCATCTATTGAGATTAAACGAACTTCATCATAATTAATACTCGAATCTTGCATAAAATCTCCAACTCTAAATTCTATATTTCGATTAATTGATTTAAAAAGTTCTAATCTATCCACCACATCATAACTGATAATTTTGTTGGTAATATTATGACTCATCATAACTGCAGAACCACCTAAACAAGTTCCAATCTCTAAAATAGTTGTGCTATCAACCAAACCGGAAAAATATGAATAAAATGGATAGTCACTAATTCCAGGAACATTATAATTTCCAGAAGGATTTCCTTCTGGAAATTCTGGCATATATTTTAGAAGATACTTATACTCTTCATATGCAGAAGAGAATATAAAATTTTTATCGATAGTAATTTTTGTTTTCATTGGTATTTTTTTAGATATTCTTGCTGTGAATAGTATTCAATAAGACTTTCTTTACTCATTGATTGAATCTTTTCCCACTCCTGCATGTTTGATTGCATGTGTGGATTGGAGAACCAAGAGTTTTCTCCTCTTGCATGTTCTAAATGATAGACATAATTTTCGATTCTTCCAACATTATATCCTAACGTGTTGAATCTGTAAAATCTTTCTTTATCTTCTGGAGCATAAGCTTTGAAGTTCTCATTCTCCAGTCCGCCATCAATATAAACTTGGCGATTAAAGAACTGAACCCAACCAAAATCTGAGGTATGAAGATTAGAAACCTCATCAAGGTAATCATAGTTTCTCGTTTGCAAAAATCTAGAGACTACAGAATCATCTGCTTTCACTTGCTTCTGATACATTCCACTTCCGTAGGGATACACAACATCATGTGTCCCATCAATGATTCTACGATATGCAGTTTCATATGATTCTAATGGGAGAATAGCATCACAATCATAGTTAACAACTACCTCTGTATCTGATTCCATAATCATTTCATTTAGAACCCTCTGCCTATGAAACAGAGGTTCATCACTTTTCTCAAAGATATGCTTTACGTTAATATCAACTTCAAGAATATCTTCTAAGATAGGAAGAGCATCTTTTTCAAATACAGATTCCGAATCTACTTCTTTGATTATGATATTAGTATCAAAGTTTTCTAAAAGAAATGCTGTGCTGGTAATGACATTCCTTAGCCTATCTGAAGATTCAATACGAATAGGGATAACGAATGTTGCTTTTGATAAATCAATTCTCATCTGGATAACGTTTATTGTTTTCAAAAAATGCTTTATATTTTTCTCTTATATATTCATACTCTGATTTATTCATCAACCATCCACCAGTATCATGCTGAATAACACAATCATATTGAGAGGTTGCTTGACTACTTACTCTATTATCATGATTTCGATTTGCAAACATGACTTCCTCAATGAAGAATGGCATACCATTTTTCACTCTCATTCTATGATAGAAATCGACATCTAACAAAAGTTTAACTTTAGAATCAAACAAAACCTTATATTCATTGAGGAAAGCAACTGCAGATGGACTGCTCAATAAGTTTCTACCTTCAATAGTTTCTCTTGTCCATACAGGTCTCCTATTACTATAAAAAGTTTTTCCATCATCTGTTTCACAATACCCAGTGAACAACCACTTACAATTCTCTTGAGCAAATGTATCATAGATTTTTTGAAGTGCATTATCTCTTGTAAAAACGTCATCAGAGAAAATGATTTTAACGATTCTTCCTTCACAATTTTCTAGTGCAGTGTTGATATTATCACAAGGAGCAGTACCTTCATATCGCACATAGGTGAACTCAAAAATATCACTCCACTCCTTACACTTATCCAGAATCAAATCGTTCTTGCTTTGATCTGAAATTACAATATCAAAATCTTGATAGGTTTGCGTCTTTAAAGTTTGAAATAACTCTTCTAACCAGATTGGGCCATTCTCTCCCCTATCATGACAAGGAATGGCGATGCTCATTTCAGACATCAATATACTCCCATTCGTTTACAAACAAGTCAGTAGCATCTTCACCTTTAGCACCAAACCATAGTTTAGGGCCAATCACATTATTGTGTCCTGCCAACCATGCTCCCCACCAAGAGAAAGTAGAGTTAGCAATAATGTTGTAGTTACACATAGACATCAAACACATATCATGAATGTTGTCACTCTCAGAGATAAAGAATCTATCATCAGCAAAGAACTCATGCCCAAATGCCCACTGAGAATCATCAGTGAATACAAATACAGGAATGTCTTTTGGAAGTTTGGAGAGTGCTTCCTCATAATAACTCATAGGAAGAACAGGATGAAAATCTGACTTATGAAGATAATCAGTCCTACGAATGTGTAGTGAGATTGCTTCAGAAAAACCTTCATCAACTACAATCTCTTTCCAGATATCATCACAGAGTTTCTTTACTTCATCACGAAACTCAAAGTCCTTACGAAGTTCTTCTTCAATATGAAAGAAGTATCTTTCTGTTTGAAAGTAACCATAGAGATTCACATTATCAGGACAAGTTTTTACAAGTTCTTTGTCATACCTGAAAGAACTTTCTTGTTTATATCCTGCTTCTAGCATACCAACATTCTTAACTCCAGGCATCTTAAATGCCATGAAGAGTTTGTGTTGTTGCTCCTCATCAACAAATTCATCGTCTGTTCTAGGGCCATCAGGAATGATAAAATCATATCCACGAGCTGAAGCAATGCCTCTAGTTGCTGCATATTGGAACATTTGATTACCAAATCTTCCGTTCTTTCCAATGTGATTATGTCCAATCATGATAGTTCAACTCCAGGGGGTAATCTATAATGGAATCCAAATGGTGTTACTCCTTCACACTCAGGCACTCGGGTTTCCTGTGAGAACCTAACTGCTACATCTACAGGAGCATATTTACATCCTTGCTCAATAAAAATGTGTCTATTATGGACGCACACATTACCGTCCTCATGATAGTTTACCACACCTTCAGGCATCCAGTAAAAATCACTATTATTAGTTTCCCAAGGAACTTCTACTTTTGTAGGAACCTCAAGAAACTTTTTACTTCTCAATGAGAATCCACCATTACCTACTCGATGGTGATTTCCAAATGGATCAATATAAGAATCCTCTACATATGCCCATGGAGCACCAATGTAGTCATACTCAAGCCACTTATTATCCCATTTATCGGGAAACAATACAAATCCATCTGGTTGAACAAGCAAACAATGAGTGGTATCTACATGTCCATGAAGGTGATAAACAACATAATAATTGTAGTCATTATAGTTTTTGATATCACGAACAGGAGTTTCCATAATGATACCATCTTGAACAAGATTAGAATTGCTGTCTATTTGCTCTTGAGTTGTAATCAATTTCACGGCACCAAAGTTAATACCTGCCATACTTGTATAGACACCCCGAAGAGTGCCACTCAAGTCATCTGTAGTGTCTACAGAAATTAATGTAACATCAGGCAAATCAATCATAAGTCACCTTCATAAATGTTTGATGTTTTCTTATACTCTTCCCATTCTACCCTACATTCTTCAGGTGTAAAGAGTTCACCATCCCTATCCATATAATAGGTTGGGTAACTATATATGCTACACCCAAGACTCCACCATCCTTGAGACAAATTGTGGTGGAACCAATACTTGGGAGCAATACAATACTCTAAAGTTTCACTTGTCCATAATGGGAAACAAGAGAACGTTGAAGTTGTACAGATAACATTTCTTGCATTCTTGATAGCCACATAATCCCATGCAACATCAACATGATATGCAGGATACTCTGGCAACATTCTATTGGCAGTTTTTACATCATCAGTGACAATACAGAACTCCATATTAGGATTGTATTCACGCATTCTTTGGATTGCTTTAGTCCAATAACTACGAGGAACAAATCCACCAGCATTGCCTACCATGTCTCCACCACGGAAGTTCATAACACAAATGTTCTTTCCGTTTGTGTCCATGTGTTCGTGCTCTGGACGAACTTTCAACCAATCTTTAACCAAATCAAGTCTATCACCAAAGTAATCTTCTGATTGAAGATTGCCATAGATTATATGATTATCTGGAATTGATAAAAGTTTTTTATCAGTTAAACGAATATCTGTCCTCAAATATTTGTCAGTATGAAATCCATGACGATATTCATCGTATCTGGTTAGATTATCAGAAACTTCTTTGCCATAATCGAGATTCATAAAGTAAAAACCTTTTTTGTTTACTCTAGAATCTCCCGCATTGCGAAGTCCGCCAATACCAAAATCATATCCAAGTTTATGAGCCAACATTCTAGTTGTCACATAACAGAATAGTTGATTACCTAAACCTTGTCCATGAATAAACTCAGTTGCTAACATATTTCTTCACTACTTTATCGATATATCCAATCATTTCATCAGTTATTGTTGGGGAACAACCAAGGAAGAAAACAAGATCCAGAACTTGATTAGCATTCGGATATTTGTTTGCATTATCAAGGTGAGAATATCCAGGATGTAGAAGAATATTACCCGCAAAATAGTTTCGTGTTTGGACTTTATTAGTCTCAAAATGTTTCACAAGAGAGTGCTTGAGTTCTTTGTTTCCACACAAAACAGGAACACCAAACCAACTTGTTTCTGCGTTTGATTGCTCACTCATCACACGAACTCCAGGGATACCTTCAAGGATTCTATGAAGTTTGTTTTTATTGGCACGACGCTTGGCATGAATCTCTTCAAACTTGAGCAGTTGAACTGAGCCAACAGCACCTTGCATATCCAGAGGTTTGAGATTATATCCCATATTACCAAACACATATTTGTGATCAACAATATCAGGATACTCTTCCAACCACTTATCAAACCTACGTCCACAAACTCCATTAGAAAGAAGATTCTGCTGGCCAACACAATAGCAACCACGTCCCCACCAAGCGAAAGAACGTGCTAAATCAACGATTGCTTTAATATTGGAAGATACCATACCACCTTCAACGGTGCAAAGATGATGAGCAGGATAAAAAGAGCAAGATGCTGCAACAGCGCGATCTGTCAGATACTTATCATTCCACTTACTACCAAGGCTATCACAATTGTCTGCAATCAGTTCCAGATTATGTCTATCAAGAATGTCATAAAGAGCATCCATGTTATAAGGATTACCTAGTACGGGAGAAGAGAATACTGCTCGGGTTCTATCGGTGATTTTTTCTTCAACCTGAGACAAGTCCCAGTTCAAATCATCCCAAGTAATGTCAACAAATACTGGTTTCAGTCCTGCCTGGACAATAGGAGCCACAGTAGTAGCAAAACCACAAGAGCAAACAATAATTTCATCACCATCTTTCCACCCAAAGTATTTTTTTAGAGCAGCAATCATTACTAGGTTTGCAGAGGAACCAGAGTTAACCATTACAGAATGCTTGAATCCAAACTTCTGAGAAAACTCATGCTCAAATTTATTAACTTTCTCACCAGAAGACAACCACTTACCCTTCATAATTGAATAGATAAGTTCTCTTGCTTCTAATTCGTCCCAATAAGGACCAGAATAGTAAACAGGTTTTCCTTCTTCCCAATCCTTGTTGGCAATAAAGGGAAAGATGTCATCATCCATTTCCTTTGCAGACTGAATAAAATTGTCAATCAGTTGGTACATAATTCTCTGATAATTTCAGTAGTAGATATTCTTGGTTGAAAACCAAGGGCTCTCAACTTTGTGGAATCCAAAAACATGTCTTGGGTTACAGCAGATTTTGATATGATATTAGAATCTGACTGCAGAAAGTGCTTTGCTGTCCTAATTATATCACCTAGAGATGTCATCTGTCCACTTCCAATGTTGTAGATAGAATTGAGTTCTCCCAATGAAATGACAGTATTGATGGCTCTACAAACATCATCCACATGCATAATGTCACGATATACCCTTCCATCATTATACAAAGTTACATCTTCTCCAGACTTAAGAAGGTTAATCATATGTGCAATAGCATTCTTTTGCGGGGATGCTTTTCTATCAAGTCCACCAACAACATTGCACAAACGAAGAATTCTATATTTTACATCATAAGTTTTACAGAAATCTATAATTAAATCTTCTGCACATTTTTTTGTTATGGAATAAAAACCTTTGGGATTGCAAAGAGAATCTTCCTTAGCAGGCAATTCACACTCTCCATACACAAACCAACTGCTAATAAAGTTAATAACAACATCTTCTCTACAATAATCAAGAGTTTCACATAAAACTTTGAGATTGGTTTCAACGTCTAATGTGATGTCGGTATGAATATTAAAATTATCTACTGTTGAGATAAAATATAAAAGTTCTTTCGTTGCTGGTTTTCTTTGATCTCTATGCATGATGAGAGTATCGTCATACATTTGACAATATCTCCCACCAATATATCCCGCACCATATACGCTTATCATTCTTTCTCTTGTAAATCTTCTGTCCACATTATATAAAGAAGGCGTTCAATTAAATAAGATTCTCCAGAGGTACTTTGAAACTCATCAGGTGGTTCATATGAAACAAAGAACTGAAGTTTTTCATAAAACAACTTACTATACTTAAGAATGTTTGCTCTAGGAACAACATAATTTCCACCAGGAGCAAACCTATTAAATGGAAAATTGGGAGGATTTATAAACAACTTATTCAACATTTCAGGGAAAGTTGCAAAGTGTCTAGTATAGATCGTTTGATTTGTGACAGCTTCCCATGTTGGTTGAATGAAACCGCCGCCATTAACTACAAACGATGTAGACTCATGAAATCGTTCAATGGGCAAGAAATACTCTGCGGTAAGAGCACGATAGAACCTTTCATGAGTTGTATAATACTCAGCACCTCCTCTTTCAGGAGGACGTTGAAACATATTTCCTTTTATAAAGATACAGACATCAGGAAGATTATCATAATGTTCTACAATATAACGCATAATATCGTAGATGTTCTCACCAACATTTGGAGAACGGATACTTTCTCCAAGGTGGTTCCAATCCTTTACTTCATCACTTCTATCGTAGATGATGGTGTTCTCTGGAGAGAAACCATAATCATATGTTGTTGAGAGCCATTCTAGATCAGAATTGTGATTTGATACTACTAGGGTTTTTTCCATGTTTCAAAAAAATTATAAACGTCAAGTTTAGATAAATCCATCTCCTGTGCGGTGATGAAGAGCTGAGAGTTCTTTGTTAACAACTCTTCTGTGATTTGAGAATAGTCATCAACAAAAAGAACAGGATAATCTTTAAATAGATGTTCAAGGTATGTAGTGCGTTTCATAACTGGAACTCTACGCATATAAAGAACTTCCCAGTTTCTATGACAATCAATTGCATTTCCTCTCGGACAAAGAACAAATTTACAACTATTCATCCTCTCAAGGAACGTTGAGTAATCAACTCTACCAGTGTCTACAACTGCCCATGGATAATTTTTAAATCTGTCTCTAAGTCCTTTTCTTTCCGAATGGGAATCTTCATTAATACTCACATGCAAAAGTTTATACGCATCTGACACACTCACTTTCATTTGTTCTTTAAGAATTTCAATTCTATTGTCTGCAGGAGCCATTCTTCTCTGAACACCATAAGGTGCTGCTACCACCTTTCCACCATGGGATATAGCATTAACAGCACATATACGAATAACATTATCAGGAATAGAGTTAAAAATATACTCATCAATAGGCGTATCTTCTAAATTTGTAAAGATAATAAACTTCATATCGGGGAAGTTGCCACAAAGTTTTAGAAGATCGCTTTTCTCCATCATTGCACCAACAATTGGCCAATCCTGCGGTTTAACCTCTTTTATTTCTCTTTTATATAAACGAATATTATCAATAAAGAGAGTCATATAATCACGACTTTTCTTAACCTCAAACATTTTAGAGATAAAGTCAGTGTTAAGCAAGTTTGCATCTTTCATGAAGTGAGAATAAATTCTCCCCCATTGTCCAGATTGTTCGCCAAATGAATAGTCGCAAAGTTGAGATAACAAAACTCCTTCAATCAGTTCCATGGTTTGATAAATTCAGCGTATTTCTCCTGGTTATTTTGAATATACTTCGGATAACTTTCATCGATAGGAACTGCTCTGTACGCCATTCCCCTATTGAGTGGATCCAATCCCATCTCAACTTTCTCTTCTGCATTAGAGATATTAACTTCAGTATTATTCTCAGTGTGCTCGTAAGAAGCTAATTTAAGTTTGAAGTTTTCAGCGTTACCCAAGAAACTAAAGTGCCAACCACCATCTTCGATTCGATATGCATTTTTATGATCTTGACGATGCTGATCAATTGTAGTATTTTTCAAGTGTTTCCAAGTGCAAAGTCTTGAACCCATCCAATCATCTTGATAAAGAAAGTTCAGTTTATAATAATATGCATTACAAAGAGCAATATAATGGTTGTCTGAATTAAACCAAGACAAATCTTCTAGAACATATGGGTTAATAATTTCATCAGCATCGCTAGTGATTACCAAATCATCATCAGTTATACCTGCTTTTTCAATACCAAATGCACTTGCATTTCTATTGTAAATTGCTCTCTGGAATCTAATAGGAATATCAATGAATCTAGTTCCATAAGGATCTTTATCATTATATGCAACATGAAACTTTGTCTTCTCTAACATATGGTTAAAGTTGTTAGGAATAGTTTCTGTTACATTATGAATAATTTTATCATTGAACTTACCAAACTTATCTTTATTTTCTTGATAGTAAAGAGGTTTCTCATTACCACTAACAGTAAATGGAGATTCTGTAAGAACAAAATAATCTACAACATCGTTCAAGATGTTGAGACGCATTTCTAACAGTTCAAGTTCATTGAAAAAGATAAAAGAATCAAATACTCTCATTAAATCAATCCCTTCTTAACATAAAAAGCATCCCCCCAAGTCTGAGATCCATGCCATCCCGTAGCAATTCTCTCAATGCCATATTTTAGAAGAAATTCATCTAATTCATGAATCATGGCATTATTTTCATAAACTTCTGCTTGATTCACTTCAGTATAAACATAATCAATTTTTTCAAGCGTCCTTGCCCCGCCTTTCAAAACTTCCAATTCATAACCTTGAGTATCCATATTTAAGAAATTATATGTATGGTTTTCAGGGATTTCATTATCAAGTTTAGAAATTTCTACATCAAGAGTTTCAGAAAAAATGACATCTGGTGACAACTCAAGATGAAGTTTTGGTTTAAGAATAGAACCACACAAACCAGTTGGATCAGAGGTCATCTGTACTCTGCCAGATATATTACCAAGGGCTTTGTTGACAAGTTTAGCAGGAAGTCCAACTTCATCTACCCTCTTAGTAAGTTTTTCAAAGCAATGTTGTTGTGGTTCAAAAATAATAATATTTTCTACTCCACCATTTTTATATTCGGGGAGTTCATCACCAATGTGTCCACCAACATGAATAACACCAGTAACGTTTATATTGTACTGTCTAATTAATGAGTTATAACTAAGTAACATTATTTTCTCCAGTAATCATAAATGTCTTTTGTAACTTCGTAATCCATATGTTTTACTTTTCTGTTTGGTTGTTTTATTGCCCAAACAAACATGGATTCAATCAACTCTTCAAGGTTGGTTTCATCCTTAAAGTCTAGCATAGTTTTTGCTTTTGTGTGATCACAATAAGCATGTTTAACCTCATGACGTGGTTCTCCATGTTCAATAGGAACTTCATAACCATACTTTCTACCAATCTTTTGAACTGTTTCAGCAACCTCATTCAAACTAAAATGCTTATCTGCACCGATGTTAAATATTTCACCATCATAGTCTGTCAGAAGTTTATCAAATGGTTCCATGTAGTATTTGATGTCAGAGAACGCACGAGTCTGTTCTCCATCACCATATACAAGGATTGGTTGTCCATTCAAAGTTTTGCGAATAAAGATACCAATTACATTACGATACTTATCCCAAATATTTTGATAGATACCAAGAACATTATGAGGACGAACAATATTATATCTAAGCCCAAACTGCTCATGAGCCAGTTTCAAATCACATTCTACGGCATATTTTGCAATACCATAAGGATCAACAGGTTGAGGACGTTTATCTTCAGTGAACGGAGGTTCTTGTTCACCATAAACTGCCATGCTTGAAGTGAAAATGAATTTGGTATTATGAGTAATACACTCATTAATCAAGTTAGCAGAGCAGATAAGATTATTTCTATAATTGAAATTACGAATAAATGGAGACAATCCCTCTGCAGCATAAGCAGCGAAATGAAGAAGAACATCTGGTTTGTGCTCTTCAAACAATTCAACTACTTTTTTTCTTCTTTCTAAATCAAACTTTGCAAATGTGAATTTTTCACCTTTGGGCAAAAATGCCTTATACCCTCCGGATAAATCATCAATACCAATGACTTCATGTCCATTTGCAAGCAAGTGTCTTGTGTAGTTTGATCCAAGCAAACCAGCACATCCCGTTACAAAAATTTTCATCTATAATCTAAAATAAACTTTCTTTGCTCTTCAGTGTTAGCCCAACTGCAAGGAACCACTGGAATATAATTTTCCAACTCCATCACATGCACTTTGACATCAGTATTAAATAGCATACTATAATTTAGGTGTTCAGTCAATAGCAAATCTGTAGTGAAAAGATTTGTAATGTTGGTTGAACACAAAGCAGCTGCCATTGCAAAAGTTCCTACACCAGAAAGAGCAACGTTCTTTGCATTCATGAGTGTGGCAAAATCATCATCTACCGTTGAAGATTGAATTTGAACTTTATCAATCTTCATTAACTCATGAATGATAGGATTTTCTCTATCGGGTTCAGTAATTAAAATACACTTATCAAAACTATCAATAAGGTTCAAGTAATAGATTAGTGGATTGGGAACATAATTTGTTGGTGGATTAAAAATGCGATGATAGTTATCACCACTTCTCAAATGCATAACAATAGTGTCATCACCAATCAATTCTTTTTGAGGAAGATTTAGATTGGGAGTAATGTGTTTTAAACAGACTCTACGAATATTTTCATAAACGTATTCTTTAGTTACTCCTATCTCATTACCACCTTCAAATATATTCTTTTCACAATTGATAAGTGGTTCCCATGAATAGAATCTACCAGAATACTCTTGAGAATCTTCTTCCATCCCAAAGTTGAGAACAAACTTTTGAATGATATCATGATTCAATTGCTGATAGAAAGTATCACCTTTAGCTTCAGCATACATTAGACAATTAGCAACTTGTTGAATGTTATTGCCTAACCTACCGCTCCAGTGAGAAACTGAACATGTCATGGATTGATTACTAGTTCATTTTCAATGTTATCAATATCTTGTTGCCAATCAACAAAATTTGGATTGTCACGATTGAAGTGTAAATCGTTCAACCAATTACGGATTTCAAATACCTCATTCCAATCAACGTTACTCTTAAATTTCTCAATAGCATCAAGAGTCTTAACCTGAACAAATGTCATACCACAACTTGGTTTATGGTGTCCGATGATGACATTTTCATCTTCATACGCATCCATTTCACGAACACTTCTAGGAAGTCCAAAGAAATCGGTAATAGCAACATCAGGCCTTTCCCATTTCTTTCCTCCAATCGTATCACCATAAGTATCTTTTGTGACAGGATTGTCTTCACCATTTGGACCAACCCAGTGAGAATCATGAAAGACAAAATACCCACCTTCTTTAATATGATTGCACCAGAAGTAAAGTTCGGCAAGAACTTGCTCACGAGTGTGAATTGTATCAACAAAGATAATATCAAATGGTTCTTCATCCCAATTTTTACCAAGCGTTACGCTGTCTGCGAGATAACACATGTAGTCTTCATTAACAAAACGTGCTCCATTCTTCTCAAAGCCATCAAACTTTAAGTCACATCCATGTACTTTGTTTCCATTTTCTGCAGCATTAATAGACATAATCGCAGAAGAAGAACCATAGCGAACGCCAAGATCAATGAATCTTCCATTCTTAAATGTCCTCACTAGTTCTGCAAGAACCCATGCATTTGAACCCAAGTCACAATGAGGTTCGTTAATAAAATTTCTAAGCGGTGTGAGATTAGTCATCGTAGCCATACTCCTTTTTCATTTCAGCAAAAACTTTTCCAATACCAGTTTCTAAATTTGTTTTTGGCAACCACCATCCATGAATGTAGTTGTCAGCTTCATTCCTTTTATCCAGTTGAACACTGTCTTTGGCGGCTCCAGGTTTAATTTTTACATCATACTTACCAATCAAGTTAAATTGTCCTTGAATAATCTCAGCAACTTGTTTGATAGAATCGGAACGGAATGATGTAATATGAAGAGGATCATTTGATTTAAAATTATCATAATGTTCCATGATAGTTTCTAGTCCTTCACAGCAATCTTCAGCGTAAAGGAATTGACGTTCTTCGGTTCCATCCGTGAGCATTTCAAACTCACCTTCCTCAAATCCACGTTTAATAAAGTCGGTGATTACATGAGATTTTTCATGATCTTTCTCAATACCATAGACATTCCAGAACTTAACAATCAATCCACCAAGATTTTGGGTGTACATTTCACCAACACGCTTCATAACTCCATATGGTGAGTAAGACATGTTACTCATCTGAGAGGAAGCAAACACAAATGGCTTACGGTATTCTTGCAAATACTGGAATACATTTGCCATCATCCGCGTATTGTTATTGATAAACTCATAGGTGTGTTGATATTTTTTCAGATACCTAGAACCACCAACATCAAAAGCAAGGAAGAATACAAAGTCAGCAAGACGAATGTCATGCATGAGTTTTGTATTAGGAATCGTTCTCAAATCATACTCTTCGCCATTAGTAACATCAAACTCAGTTACCTCATGTCCTTTTGTGCGTAGATAATCTGTCAGATAGGCACCAATTTGCCCTGCAGAACCAAGGATTAATACTTTCATCGATTTTTAATTTGCTCTTGAATCCAGTTATAAGTCTTGCGAATACCCTCCTCTAAAGTCTGAGAGTAATCCCAACCAAGTTTCTCACGAATCAAATCATTATTTGAGTTGCGTCCACGAACACCAAGAGGCCCATCAATATGAATCTTTTGAACTTCTTTACTAGCAACTTTAGCAGCAGTATCTACAAGTTGATTAATAGTAACCATCTCTTCAGAACCAATATTGACTGGCCCCATAAAGTCACTATCCATCAATCGTCGAGTTGCTTCAATACATTCGTCAATGAACAGGAAGGAACGAGTTTGTAGACCGTCTCCCCACACCTCGATTGCTCCACCATCCTCTGGGAGGTAAGCCACTTTACGGCAGATTGCAGCTGGAGCCTTCTCTCTTCCACCCTCCCAGGTGCCCTCTGGCCCAAAGATATTATGGTAGCGGGCAACACGAACAGGAATATCATAATTCCTATTATATGCAAAATAAAGTCGCTCTGAGAATAGTTTTTCCCATCCATATTCGGAATCGGGGTTAGCGGGGTATGCGGATTCTTCACGGCAGTCGGGGTTGTCAGGATCCAGTTGATTATGCTCTGGATACATGCAAGCAGATCCAGAATAGAAAATCTTAGTCTTATTTACACCCTTGGTTTCGTTCAACTTGCGTTGCTCTTCAAGAACGTTCAAGTTAATGGATACAGAATTATGCATAATATCTGCATCGTTCTCTCCAGTGAAGACAAAACCTGCTCCACCCATATCAGCAGCAAACTGATAGATTTCATCAAAGGGTTCTGCAAACTTGTCTACAATCTGTTGATAAAAGTTACCAAGATATCCAGTGAAACGAACACAACGAGAAACAAATTTCACGTCACGAAGATCCCCTTGAACAAACTCATTTGCTTTCGTAGAAGAAAACTCAGGATACTTTAAATCAACTCCACGAACCCAATATCCCTCTTCGCGGAGACGCTTTACCATATGACTTCCAATAAAGCCACCAGCACCAAGCACAAGTGCTTTTTTCTTATAATCGCTCATGAAATGTGAAAAACTCATATATTATGTATTATACAAAAAAAGGATGGTTTATGCAACCATCCTTGATTCCGTTTAGGTATGCAGGCTCGCCACTTGCCCTTTAACTGGAGGCAAGAAACCAGGCGGGAGTTATCCCATCCGCACCACTTGCCTTTTAGAGAAATGGCAAGAAAACTATCAGAGATTCTTTGCTGCTCCAGGTGATGCTTGTTTTAGGACTGCAATCACTTCAGCAAGTTTTGCTTCAAGTGCTGCGATTTTTCCTTCATCTGCACCACCACCACAAGGAGTATGTGCTTGCGCTTCTAATTTTTGAAGTCTTGATTCAACTTCAACATCATATTGCGACATTGCCGCACCGCTTGAGGATTTTGCTGCTGTTCCTTTTGTTGCCATGTTTAAGAATTAACTCTTGAGTTATTTAGTTTTAAGGGGTCTTTATGACTCCACCAGTTCTGTTATAGTCCATCCGTGACTGAAGGGGGGTTCCCGACCAGGGTTTTTAGAGACTCTCCATGTCTTCATCATCATCCTTGATGTAACAAGGAACACCTTCAGGATCAAGCCATTTGGTGTATTCAAAGTCTTCCATTGCTGTAGTGATTTGCATTCCGTTATCACAGAGGTACATATCACTATATCGTTTTGTCCAACTATCTGCTTTTTGAATGCGATAGTCAGGGAACCCATTATCTAGGGTTCCACATTCAACATAACGATAAGGAAATCGCTCAAGAATAATCTTCACGCAACCTCCACAGTTTCAAGATCTTGGAATAGATATTCCATAAGCATCTCATAGTCGTCCAAAGGATCTCCAGAGAATACTACACCTTCATTTTCGTAGTACCGACGAACCTTTTTGTAGAGTTTCGGATTCTTTACATCAAGGAAAAATTCGCCGTTTGCTGCACCACGAAGGGTTTGAATGTCTTTCTTGAATTTTGAAGTGAGTGCCATCGTTTTGATTGATTACCCAGTTATTATAGGGGTTTGACAGAGAACTGTCAAGTGCTGGTTGTCGGGATCGAACCGACCTATCTTGTCTTATGAGGACAGTGCTTTCACCAGAGAGCTAAACCAGCATTAATGAGTCACTTTATATTGAGTGCTCTATAGGTTGGAGTAAGAGAATGGCAGTTTGGACATAGTACTCGTAGGTTTTCCCTTTTAGAATTTTTTCGGTTTCCATCTATATGATCTATTTCTAAAGGAACATTTCCGGTATGTGGATTAACTTGAGACCATCCACATTGAGTACATTTATGATTGGATTCATCTAACAAATATCTCCTGATATATCCAGAGACATAATTACCTCTAATTCTGCCTTCAATTTTTCCTTCAAGCCATTCCCTAATGTAAATTTTTTGTTCTTCATTTCTTTGGCATTTAGTAGAACAATATTTGCCAGTTTTTTGTGATGGAGAATATTTAAATTTTTTTGAGCAGAAAGTACATGTACCAATCATAATAGAATAATAGTTAGTTCTTCAGTTATTTATACAACAGAACTAACCAATAGGACTGTCGGGAATTGAACCCGATTCAGCCGCTTATAAGGCGACGGCCTTAACCAATAGGCGACAGTCCCTTAGGATTAAGATGCTTCGTTGTGTTCTGTGTATATGCGTATGAGTTCATCATCCGCTGGTATCATTACTGCTCTCTCGCCCGTTGATATATTTTCTATTCCTATTGTCTCACCATTTTCTACTCTGTCCAGAAGAGTGTCCCAATTCTCTTGCCAGTATTCCACTGAATAAAAATCCATAGTTGTGATATTTATAAGTCGGAACGATAGGATTTGAACCTACGGCCGCTCGCTCCCAAAGCGAGAGCTCTACCAAACTGAGCTACGTTCCGTTGTTGCTTACCTAATAATTATACTACTTCTTGTGGTGCTTGTCAAATGGTGCCCAGTGCTGCCAGTTGTATTTGTGGACTGCCCAGATACCGATGATAGGCACAAACACAAGTATATAACAGATAAACGCTAAAAACAAGTCGTTGTTAAGTGCTGCTGCTGCAAAGTGTCCCATTAGATTATAGACATAAAGAACAAGAAAAAACCGAATGCTATGAAAAATCCAAGAATTAAAAATTGTGATTCCATAGTTCTCTAAAATATCTGTCTGTGTGGTTTAAACAATCAAGTGGTGCTGTTTCATCTTTTAGTGCCCATTCATAACAAAAGTCAATCATACCAGATGAAACATGATTGACTCCAAAGATTCTTGAGAATGCTGATGCTGCGAAATGAAACCTTTGTCTAGTGTGCGGTTCCATTGCCCTTATAGTGTTCGGATTCATAGTAGTGTCCCTTCTTAGAACCGAAATAGATTGTAGCGATTACAAAGGGTATTGCAACTATAATGAGTGCTTTTCCTAACAGATGTTCCATTACTTTTCCTCCTCATCCTCGTATGTTGATGGCTCTTCAAATAGTTCTTCCATTTTTTGTTCTAAAACTCTTTTTTGGAGTTTGAGTAAATCTTCCTCTGTGATTTGTATCTTGTCCATTAGTTAAGTGTAATTTTTAACCACGGCAATAATGGTGGGATAGCACCAACTAATCTCAAAAGTCCCTCAGCAAATAAAGCAAGAACCACCCAACCGACGCACATACTAATGATAGAAGCATTACGGTTGTGTTGTCGTATTGCTGCATCGATCATCTCCTGGCATTCTGAGCGTGTGATAAATTCTTCTTGTTCATGCATCATTCAGGAAAATCCTCACTAAGTTCAGTCAATCTCTTTTGCCATGTAACACCACCTTCCATGCCCACACATGGATTGATGCAAGTGTCATCACCTAGTTTATTACAAACAAGTCCAGCAAGGTCAAGTTCGTTTCCTTTCTTACCTGTGCCAGACCAGTAGTGCTCTCCGTTGATCCACAACGCACCACACTTTGGGCATTCCTTTCTTTCAATAGAAAGATCGGACAGCTCTTTATTGGACATCTTTGTTGTACTCCTTAAGAAACTTTTGGAAATCGGTTGTGTCCTTAATTAACTGTCTCTTAAGTTGCCAACCCATCCATTTCATTTGAATCTGAATGGCAGCATGTCGAATTTGTAAGTCCATATACTGAACCAGTTTCATGGTTTCAGCATAACCAGCATAGGCAACTAATGCAACGAATGTCAGCATTAGAAAATAAAAGACTGCCATTTTAGATTCTTCTATATTTTTTATGTAGACATTCAATGTTTTCTTAACATTGTAATATGTTGATACAAAAACTTTTTATAAACGGAAGGTGCCGGAGTCGAACCGGCAAGGGCTTTAACACCTCAACTGTTTTCAAGACAGGTCCCGTCACCAATCGGGTTGACCTTCCAAGTATTCTTTTTCTTGTTGATAGGGATAAATCTTACCAGTTTTTAGTTCCCAAACATATATTATATCTGGAATTAACCATTTGTCAACGCGATAACAATACTCCCAATTAGCAGGAACTGTTACACAATTCACAACTACAATCTGAAAGAAAGATATAGAGTAATTCCAGATAGTATTAATCAACGGATTTCAAAATCCAACTTGCGAACTTTGCGCTGTCTTCTTGCTTCTTGATATGCAAGATCTGAAGAGGAAAGAACGTTTGACTTTTGTTCTTTCTGTGTAGAGTTTATCATAACTACTCTGCTTAAGTCAAGGGCTGTAACACTATCACCCTTTACAGTCATCATATTTGGACAACCACATACTTGCGTCTTTGGATTGCTAGTTAATTCCTTATTGCAATCCTTGCATCTTACGACTAACATTTGTCTGCATCCTATTCAGTTCAATGGTATTTTATTTATAATGGGCGATGAGGGATTCGAACCCCCGACCCTCTCCGTGTAAAGGAGGTGCGCTACCACTGCGCTAATCGCCCTAAAGGGTGGAAGGTACTCCCACTCGCATAAATGCGTCCACCCTACTCCCCCACCTCGATTCGAACGAGGAACCTTAGAGTTAACAGCTCTCTGCTCTGCCGTTGAGCTATAGGGGAATAAGTCCTCTTAAAGAGGAAGCGGATGACGCGATTCGAACGCGCAACCAACAGCTTGGAAGGCTGTGACTCTACCGTTGAGTTACATCCGCAAGTGAGACAATCATAAACCATTTTGGTTTGATTGTCAACAGGCAAGGAGGGACTCGAACCCCCAATCGACATCTTAGAAGGATGCTGCATTATCCATTATGCTACTTGCCCATATGGTAGTTCCTATCGCCGCTAATCCTGAACTACCAAGGGGATTACCGCAGTTGATTATGATCTCTCAATCCCATCAACGTAATTATCATACTCCTCTTCACTGATTTCGTCAAGGCTTACAATTTCAAGTTCATCATCACTAATGTTTATCCATTCAACAAACTCATCGATGATTGCCATTTGATCATAAATTTTTGAAATGTCCTGACAATCGTAAGATTCAATTCTACCAAGTGCCCAGTCACGAACATGAGCAACAATTTCTTCAGTCTCCAGTTTCATAATAGTCCTTTCGGAAGTACCTGCTGAGGATGTTGCTATTGTAGTACCTCGGGGTTCCGTCGTCAAGGGATTCTGTGAGAACGTTGTTGGTGAAGAGTTGTCTTGTTTCTTCGTAGTTTGTTTTGCCAGCTGTCTTATGTAAAGACAAGATAGTTCTACTAAAATTTTGTCTCCCAGTGCGTTCAATTTCCTCTTTAAGTTCTGGACAAGACCCATAATACTTTTTCCAATCAGATTCCTTTTTTACTCTGCGTTTCTTTCCTGGCGGTTTTCTGTGACTCCAAAAATACTTTCTCCCAATGTACGCTCGTCCGTTGGTGAGATTGGTAATGAGATAAACAAAACCATAGTTGTCCCCAATATCAT